ACGTCGCCCAATGCCCTGCCATACGCCTCAGAAGCCCCGCCAAGGGCACGTTCCATTGCGCCTGACCCGTAGCGTCCAGCGCGGCTATAAAGGCTGGCCACGCCCGGCAATACCTGCTCCCCGAACTGCTGGGTGAGCGGGCGGGTTGCGGCGGCAATCATCTGTTGCTGATAGGGAGAACCCGTCAGGAATCCACCGGCAGCAGTTTGGCCGACTTGCCCCAAGGATTGCAGATAGGACTGTTGGGCTTGGCCGAGTAATTGTTGCCCTGCACCAGCCGCCGCCTCTTGTTGGGCAAGCGCCTGTTGGGTTTGGGCAGACGGGCTAACGTACATTTGCCCCTGATACATGGACGGCTGCGCCCCGAAGAACAGTTGTTCTGCCCGTTGCAAACCTTTGGTCAGGTAAGGAATCAGGGCGGGGTCAATTTTTGAGCCAGTCGCCACGCCGGTCTGCGGGAGAACAGCGGGCAAAGCACCCATGCCGGGTGCGGTATCTGGAACTACATTGCCGAAAGCGTCAACTGCCATAGTGTCACCTATTTTAGAGGTTATCCAATCAAAATGTAAGCATAAGTTTTATCTGCCGTTGCGTTGGCATAATGACTTATGGTGGCTTGTCCTTGCTGTTGGGCAGAGACATAAATGTTTGAGTACGCAATTGGAGCGATATATTGCACAACGACAATCACGGACGGCGTGGACGGAATTGCAGGGGTTACTCCAGCCGAAGCCGAAACCGCAGGATACTGCTCAAGTGACACCCCCAAATCACTTGGATGCCATGCAATCTGCACATAATCTCCGGCTGCCATATCCACGAAATAGGGCGTTACGCAGATAAGATGGCTTGGGTCACCAGACGACTTCCGTGGTGGCATACCAAATCTGCTATTCGACCCAGTTATATCCGTTCCGTTTTTTCTAAGCCAGATATTGATATCTTGCGAACTATTAGTCGTATTTTTAACTTGGACAGAAAACGTAAAGCAATATGTCCCAGCATTACGAACATTAAATCTGTTTGTGTTGCTGATATAAACACCATTAGACAAGTCCGTGGTGTCGCACGACATGATATTTGCTGCGCCCAGCGTTGTTGCTGACTGGTCGGTACTATCCTGAAATGCTCCGTAAGGTGCGGAATCTGCTTCTGCTGCGTTAGAGAACGGAATCAGGACAATTTTTGTATCTACGGAAATGCGCTCGTCGTACAGGGTCGTGCTGGTTGCGTTGCCCGTGGCCAGCGTAATCGTCCCCGTGTTATTGGACTTGCCGTTCATCAAATTGTTGACCACCTCGGAGATTTCCCGTGGTGTCCCGCCTTGGTACGGGAGAACCCGAAACATCATCGCGTGCCCGCCTCTTGGATGTCCATATCCAGGCCAATGGCCGTTGTCCAATTACCCGACGGTTGCAGACGAATCCGGTGATAGCGCCCGTAAGAGCGCAGACCAACCCGGTTCTCGCTGCTCGCCGCCACTGCCGAAGAGAACGAAATCGCGTCACTCAGGGTTTTGCGCGAGGCAATCGCCGCGCTCGCCGAGCCTTCGTCCACAATGGGCTTGACCATCGTGACCATCGACTGCTTGCCCTGAATCTCAATGTCGGCCGTGTCTATCGTTGCCGTTTTGGGCGTTCCGGTGAACGTAATCAGCTTGGAACCCTTGACCCCTAAAAGCAGGAGTTTCCCGCCCAGCCATGTCCGGCTATCCAATGAGATGGACAGCGCATCCAGACTGGCGCTAAAACTGTCCAAATCCTCGAGCGTCAGGGATGGCGTGCTGACCGGCGCCACACGGCTTGCCGTAGAGTCGGCGTATGACCATCGGCCCGTGGGGATGTGGAACACCAGCGCACGGTAGTCCATGTCGGTGGACGGATAGCCCCAGATGATGAGGTTGTTAATCGGGTCAACTGCCGCGCTCATGGTACTGAGCACTTCTTCCCGCAGGGTATTGAAGAAGTACCGATTGACCTTCTCCGCACCAATGTTCTTAATGTTCGTGCCGTCGCACGCGTAGAACCCGTCATCGGACAGGAAGTACGTAATGCCCTGCCATTGGATGACCGAGTTGGGCTCGTAGCACCCACGGTTGCGGGCGATGTTGTCAAATTGGAATATCAGCGGGGTTCCAACATAGGACATCCGCACAATGCTGCGCTCCAACAATACCAACCCAAACTCGCCACCCGTCACGCCTTGCACTGCACCGCCGTCGGGAATGTCTTGGTAATCGGCTTGGGTGGTGGCCGAGGTCGTCCAGGTCTTTTCGTTGTTGATGCCCGACCACTGCACGCGGCTCTTGTAGGAGGTCTGATAACCCGACACCACAAAGTCCCGCACCACGGTGACAAACTTCGCCTTGGGCGCGTCTGCCGCCAAGTCTGCAAAGGTCGTCCCGCTGAAAATGTCGATGTATTGCATCGTGTTGGACTCATTGGCCGCAATCAGGGACGTGCCAAATTGCGTGTATTTCCAACCCGTTGTCCCGCTGTACGTTGTGCCAGAGATGTCGTCAAAAGCAAACGTCGAGGTGTTCAGCTTGAACAGTTTGGTCGTGCCCGCCGCGTAAATGGTCGTGTTGTTGCTGGCGTTCTTGGTGGCGACCGCATTGGTCAAATCCTGCGAGGCGGCCGTGGAATAGTCCACTTCCTGCGGAAATGCCCCATAGCCCACTGCCTTTGGGAAGCAATTCTTAGCCGTCGTCAGCGCACCAATGACTCCGGGCTGGTCAGGCAACCACTCGCCAAAGGTTATCCGATTTGTACCCATGTGTTGCTTCCCGAAGATTGTTGTGTCCAAGTGTTGCTTTGCACGGAGATGTCCGACCAAGTATTAGGCTGGTCTGGCACTAATACCCACTCATCGCCCATCTTGTAAACCGTACAGATAAATTGCGCGTTACTTGAGATTCCTGCCGCCGCATCCACGACGTAGCCGGCCAGAGCCGTCAGGCTTCCCGACGCTGTGATGGCGTCCGTCGGCCCGAAGGTGGCATTGGCATCGCCACTCATCAATCCTTGGGCGCTGATGACCCCATCGACCACCCGAATCCGTACCGCATCCGAGGTAAACGTCCCGGCAGCGTCTATCGCCCCGGTGACTTCTTGAATCCGTGCGACCAGCGCCGCCACGTTGCCCGAGGCGACAATCAATCCCTGCACGTTTGACGTGACGGACGTTCCGGTGTTGACCGTGCCCGCAGACGTCACTGCCCCATCGGCATAGAGCACGCACGTGGTCGTGAGCGTCCAGATGGCGTCGTCCAAAGAGAACGGCAGTGCGTCTAGGTTTCCCCCGAATAAATCAAGTTGTTCAAGGGTAAACGGGCCGCAAACATCGGCTGGCATCTTAGTCGAGGGTGACCGTCAGGTTACCGCTGGAAATCTTAAGAATGTCGCCGTTGTCAATGCTCTTAGACGTGGTAAGCGCCGTGTGCATCAGCAGGTTTCCGCTGGTGATGGCATCCAACAGTCCAAGGTGCGTAATTGTTCCCCACTGTGCCGTGGCCTGGGGGAAGGTCACATCCGCAGAGGACGTCACAATCCCGCCCGAAGCGGTGGTCACGGACAGGGTTTGGCGGGCATAAGAACCACCCGAGACTTCCGTACCCGTACCCGCGTCCGTGGGGTCGCTCGTGAACAGACCAACATAGACGGTCGTGGGGGATGTGTAGGACGTATTGCGGAGAACGTGGTCAAGAACCTTGTTTTCCAGATAGTTTGAAAATTCAGCCATGTTTACCTCGAAGTAACGGTCATAACTAGGGGAACACCAGAAAACTCGGATTCCTCGTCCGAGGTGTTGATGCGGGTCACGGCTTGGTTATACAGGCTCGACCAAGTGGTTGTCCGTGCATCATTCATCAAATACGGCTCTGCTTCCAAGAGGGCAGCGTACAGGAGCGCGTCCGGGTAGTTGGCCAGAAACTCATTGCTGGCGTTGGTGGACGACAACTCCGTGGGTTTGGAGTAATACAGCATTTGCAGGGTGTACGCCGAATCCGGCTTGGGCGCAAACTCCATCTCGTTGCCCCGCATGGTGTAAAACACCGGCAGCCCAGACTCATCTGCGCGGGAGTTGCTTGAAAAGATGGCCGGGGAAATGTAGGCCACCACGGTGCGCGGTGTGCCTTGGATAAATACGTCGCGGATAGAGAGGAAATCGGTCGGCAACCCAATCGTCGGGTCGGCCACCACCATCGTTGTGGTGGAGGTTTTCAGCATCCGGCGGGTGCGAATATCACGCGATAGGCGCAACTCCGCTAGGCTGATGAAGTCAGGAATCTGGCTGGTAAGGTCACTCCGTCCGAGGTAGTTGGCTACCGTCGTCTGGAGGTCGCTGTATGTCGCTAGGGCCATTGTAATCGTTCCATGAGTAGGTATACGACCCCACATGGCCAATTGCGTTGGACAAATGGTGGTCTAAGTAAGTATCAAATCCTGCGTCCTTGGCTTTCACGCAGAAATACACATCTTCCCCCAGCAGCTTTCCACCAGGGATTTGTTCAAACCAGAACCACGGGCGTGGTGTTTTCTCGAACACTTCCCGTTTCACCATCATCACCCCGCAACCAATCGCCGTCACGGGCTCGAGGTGCGTCTTGTCCTTGGACACAATCGGAATCCAATGGTTGATTTCGTTCTCAAAATCAATCTCAAGATTCTTTGCCGTGGGCCTCACCGGCGCTGTTCGCGTGGTGGCGTTGACCCCGACAATCGGTTTGTCGTGTTTTAGCAACACTTCAATTGTGTTCTTTGGAAAGCGCATATCGGCGTCAATCCAGAGAATGTAATCCGCGCCTTCTTTCAAGGCTTCGGCAGCCAGCTTCTCGCGCTGGTCAAATATCAGGGTTCCGGCCACGGTGTAGATGGCCT